ATTTGCGCTTTCTTGTCACGTAGCTGTATGTACAGCGTGACTGCTTCCGATAATTTCATTGGTCTATCCGCTCTTTCATCATGTCGAGTAACACACCCTGCATAGACTGTTTGTCTTGCAGTCTCTTATACACACGCCGCTCAACATCCGTACCTGCAATGTGAACGATCACTGTGGTTCTTGTCTGGCCCGGTCGCCTTACGCGAGCACAAGCCTGTTCGTAAGTTTCATTCGAGTGAACCGGGGCGTACCACACGATGGTGGTTGCTGCCGTCAGTGTCAGTCCATGGCTCATGGTCGATGCGTTAGCTACCAACACACGAGGGTCAAGGCCACGTTGAAACTCACCAAAAATTCTGTCGCGCTCGGACTTGCTAGTTCCGCCATGCACCGTTTCTACCGCCCAGTCCTTACGCAGTTCTGACGCCACGCTTTCCAGAGCGCCTGTCAGTGGCACGAACACGATGACCTTGCCCTCTGACTCCTCGATAATTTCCTTGAGGACGTCCATGCGAGGCTTGGATGGGATGACGACTTCTTCGCCCCCTGTCCCGTACGCGACACCACATGCGATCTGGATTAACTTGTTGGCCTTCACAGCCTCATTGACAGCCAGAATGTCCACCAGAGTACTCGGTAGCCAGCTTGTTCATCATGTCCTTGTACGCCTTATCCTGCTCCTTGGTGAGGGCCACATCACGGGTGATGAACGTCTGCTCGGGTAAGTCAACGCAGTCATCCAGCGAGAATCGGATAGCTGGCTGCATCATCTGATACACGGCGTCGTTGGCGTCCTGCCTAGCTGCCCACTTGAACGGTGTGATCTGCCGCATAACGCGGTCACGGAACGCACTGAAGTACTTGGGTACGCTGGAGTTATCAGGTGTCACCAGCTTGCATTGCGCCCATGCGTCGGTAGGAGCGTTGGGAGTCGGAGACCCAGTCATGCCCCACACACGGCGTGTGGACTGCTTGTTGCAGATGGTGTTCAGAATCTTCCAGCGGTCAGTGCCGGAGTTACGTGCCAACGCAAGTTCGTCTACAACGATCAGGTCAATGTCAGGGCGCTTGGCCAGCTCGTCTTTGATGGTAGCCAGCCCGTCGATGTTGATGACGTAGACATGCACGTCTTGCTTGAGCAGCTTGTTGCGTCTGTCCCGTGAGCCATGCAGTACCACGCAGTCTAAGTGCGGGAACGTCTGGAACACCGAGTCAGCCCACGTACGCTCCATGGTAGACAGTGGACACACAACGAGCATCTTCTTGACTGTCTTGGTACGACGCAGATAGTCGTACGCCCACAGTGCGCTGTTAGTCTTGCCAGTGCCCATGCCGTTGAGGCAGAACGCACGGCTGTTCATGGACAGAAATGAAGCCGTCTCCAGTTGAGCGGAGAACGGACTGTGCCTACCACTGACCTTGGGCCAGTCATAGTGCATGGGCATGGGGTCAGGAACCTCGAAGCCCAAGTTACGCAGCACCCGAGTTTCATCGGGTCTGTGTGGCACTGCTACCAGTGTCGCGCCTTTGTGTTCGACCAACACTGAGGTTGGTATGACAGTCGTTACTCTTGTCGGGTTGCGAAGCTTGAGTACGACTGCTTTTTTATCTTTGTGTATCAGCATGTGAGTTTCATTGCAGCCAGAGCTGCTGTGACTCCTTCGTCGGTTTGTTCAAATGGCATCTCATGGATGTCAGGGTCTCCCTTGACGCGCCAGCGAACCATGAGCTGGTCACTGAGGTAGTCGCGCATCATCGAGATGGCGGATACACCGTCTGGAACTCTGCGACCAAACCACATTTCCGGAGGAACAATTGAGCGTGGCGCTGGTCGTCGCCATTCGCCGCCACGTTCACTTATCGGGGTTGTAACTGCCACTGCCCTTCCTCCATCCACGGTTGGTTGTTCGGTCTTGCACAGTTACGTTGCCCTTGTGGTTGCCGCCACCGTTCTCCAGTGACTTCTTGTGGGCTACGTCCTTACCATCGCCTACCTTGGCCTTGCCATCTTTGATAGCTTCGCGCCGTGCAGCGTTGTTCTTCACACGCTTGGCCACTTCTTCAGGGCGAGCGTTGTAGGCTTTTTGGTATTCAAGTTTGCGGGCGGTTGACTTGGTCATTTGGTCTCTCCATTTTTAAGTAGACGTCAATTGAATTGAACAGGGTTTTCATGTCATCAGGATTGTCCACTACCCAAGCAAATCCTTCAGCTTTTTGTATGGCCTCAATGACTCGATCTTGGTTGGCTGTTGTCTGGTTACGCTTACCCGGAGCCTTGGTCTCAATGGCCACGAACAGTCCACGGTAGCAAATGATGATGTCAGGAATGCCAACCTGTCCCATGCCGTTGGACACGGGCATAAAGAACCATGCGCCGCGCTCTTTGAGAAACTTCTTGCAAGCGTCTTTGACAACGCCCTCTGGGGTTTTAGCCATTCTTCCTCCCGTTGAATTCACAGCTCAATACTGGGCACCACGCCTTACACAGCCCTGACGTTTTGGCTGGCCACTTGTCTCGCTCGTATGCAGACTCCAGCTTGGCCACACGGGGCACGAACCCCTGCCAGATGATGGGCACTTCCTTGCGCTCCACAGGCTTCCAGTCGATCTTCTTTTCCTTGAGCCAGATGAAACCCGTGGTAAC